GGAGTAACTCCTCAATATAAGGAAGATCCACTTCTAAGAAGTGTTCATCCTGTGCCGTCGCAAGGACGACATCCTTGTCGTAATAGACAGGGAGATCACGGTATGCGAAAGCCTTGACGACATCGTCCTTTGAAAGGACGGGTCGGACATCGGCAAGATTGCGGTACCTTGAGCTAAGCTCACCAAACCGCTTGACCCAGGGCTGAATCCTATGGATTCTCGCTCTGAAGTCACCACGAAGGAACAACGCAAAAGCGTAGACTCTTTCAAAGTGGTCAACAAGTTCCTCGCTTGTAATGAAGCCTTGGCGTTTCCGGAAGGATTCAATTTCCTTCTCTGTGGCGTTACCGCCAAGGGTTGAATTGCACTCCTGGGCGATTTCCTTCCTATCGAAAGGACGTCCAAGGAGCATGAGCGGCGATATAACAGGCATATCTTCAGGGAGATCATTCTTAAGAATTTTCTCTCTTATGATATCCCTTTCCCCCTTAGGGGGTTCGAGTTTTCTGAGAGTTTGGTTTGAAACCAGATCCCTGAAATCTCGAATCGTACGCTCATTGGGTGCTTGGTTGACCTCTGAGAGGTAACTAAGAGTGAGGTTATCGGCTTTCTCTAAGAGATCACCAACATCCTCATCATCCAACAAATTCAAACCCAATCCGCCAAGACTAACTGGAAGGCCCAAATGGAGTAACTCCTTTGAGCCATAAGGTGGTAGTTCCCGACCCATCCTATATAGGAAGAGGTCGCGAACTAAAACCTTCCTCCAGTGAGGCCAATACGATTCATTATGAATGTATTTAAGAGCCTCCATAAGCGACTGGGCTTTGCCCGGAGCAGAAATCTTAGATTTCTGCCGGAATCTTGTTGTAGCGTGATCTGCCTTCGAAAGGAGCCTGACCTTCAAGGTCTCGATCCAAGGACACTCTTCATATGTTTCCTCTTTGTAACAAAGTTCCCGTGCCTTCCCTTCAAGGAAAGGCTGGACAAGGAAACACCTTTCACAATACTTCGCAACAACATTATAAATGCCATGTTTCTCTAAAGAAACTTCGGCGCCCATATCGATCATCGATTGGGTAATGTTGTTGAGGTATGATTCTTCGCCCAAGGCGCAGATATCATCCCCCCCAACGTGATAAGCACGTGGGTGCGAAGGCTTTTCCCTTTTATCACAAACGAAATGTGACAAATGAGGATAGGTGCGGTTCCAAGCAAGTTGCTCAGCAACCACTTGGTGAAGAGTGAGGACTGACTTAGCCAGTCCTTCACCCATCATTATACCGCGCTTTGTGAAAAATGTTTTCCCGTCCATGAAGATTTGGCGTGGACTACAACAGATTCCAATAACAAAGTCATTGGTTTCTGAAGTAAGACCACAACCAGCGACAAACCCTTGTAACAAGGCCTCGGCAATTGGATGAGGTATATGGTCTGTAGCCTCTTTGAGGTCAGACGAGAGAAGTTTAAAGTCATGTCCCTTTCTGTCAAAACCGTTACGGTTCTTACAGAAAGCCCACGCCTGGTCCGCCTTTGAAAGGCCGGATGCACAGCATGACAAACATCTTAGATGTGATGCAATGTTGTGCGCCAGGGGTTGCTGAATTATGGTGTTCCACCATTCAGTAATACCGAGAATCCTCACTTTATTACCACCCTCAGGGGCGGTCATAATGCGAGATTTCGGTATGGGGTCAGACTTTAAAAGTGCACAAACAAAGATTTGATCACCTAAGGTGGAATCAAATCCCAGTCTATGCATCTTCTCAACACCCATCCATGTTGAGGACTCACCTGGGAGATAGTCTCCGAAGGTGAGTGTTTGCTGGTAAAACCAATCCTGGTCATACCGGTAGAGCTCGATATCGGGATTGATTCCACGATCCGGGTTACCAAAGGTATGCCATCTATGGACTTCTTCTGAATGAATCGAATAATTCGGTTCACCAGATATCCACCTGGTGAGAGGCTTGGGCCTACACCAATGGCGGAACCTTGGTTTGCCTTTTGGGCAAAACAAGGTAAGTCCATGGATACGGATGGTCTCATCTTCGTCGGGTTCCACTGTAAGGATTTCCTTGATTGAATCAAGGACTTCCATCACTCTCCCTCCATCTTGGATGGAACGCTCGTAACAAGCGGCTGAGGAGAGTGATACATGTGAGGAACTTCCAAGCTTATGGTGTTTCATGATGAAATTACCAATTTGCTTGGAACAATTGAAGACATCTGAGATGACTGAAGGGTCTTGGACCCAGGGCTCCGTAACAACACTCTTGAAGCGTGCCTTGGCCACACGTGCCACATCAACATCTCCCTCAGGGAAATGGCGCGATGAGAGAAGATGCGCAAGCATTTCTCCGCGTTTGTGTGGTTTACAAGTGCCGTTGATGACATCCTTGATTGAGTCAAGGGTCAAAAGGGAACGATACATTCCACCATAAGGTGGCTGATC